GCATAACGGCAACCTCGACGAGTTCATCGCTGAGTTCGCTGGTCAAGACCTCGACAAGTTCGGTGGCTCTGAGTTCATCATGTCTGGTTACCGGAACACGATGGGCGGCACCCTTGGTCAACTGCGCGACCAACATGCGGAATGGAAATCCACTTGGACCCGTGAACGTGTTGGTGAGAACTTCGGTACCTTGGCCTACGACGCGGTCACCACTGCGGCTGCTGAGGGTGGCGATCTTAATGCTGCCCTGAACGCACTCAAAGGGGAACATCAGGGTGCCTTCGGGATGACCTTCGCAGAGATGGATACAAACATCTTTGGGATGGCCTCACGGTTGGCCTCAGAGGGAAATGTGGATGCTCTTGAGCAGCTACTGAACACCGAGATCGTCGGCCCAGATGGCACCGTTGTCGGTTCCTACATGACGCGCCCTAAGTATGCCGAAGAGGCAGCAATGCATCTGGCAGAGGCACGTTCAGTTGCAGGCGCTGCGGCTCGTGAAGAGAACACAGCAACAGTTGTGGGTCTTCAACAGCAGGCGGCAGCAGGTCAGCTTGATCTGGAAACTGCAGCACAGCTTCGTGACAACGAGCAGATCACCATCGGGGAATACGAGCGGCTCTTTAAGGCCAACTCAGATGCCCGTGTGTCTGCCACGATCACGGCCAATAACGCAGCCCAACTAGACAGCCTTCGGGTCTCCGCTTTGCAGGCTGTTATGTCGGGACAAGGGTACGCCATTCAGGACTACACCTACGTTGATGCCTCAGGCAAAGAGCGCACAGCCACACGCGAGAAGATGATCGAAGACGCTGTCGTCGGTAGCATGAACGAACTTGCAAGCCGCGAGACGCCCCCCGGTGTCATGGCTGAACAGCTTTCGAGCTACGGCGTGGACGTGACTTATCCGGTATGGGAGAACCTCATGTCGGATGGCTTCCTTACTCTGACTGAGGCTGCATCCACAGGCGAGAACGGGGAGACAACAATCCCTGAGACAGCCATGAGTGCGTATGCGACCTACAAGGCGCTGGGTGAGACCCCACAGCTTCGCTCTCGTCACATCAACAACACCGATGCGGAGAACGTGTGGTCTACAGCGTTCATGCTTGAGCAGATGGGCGTGTCTCCTGAGGATGCTCTGATGCGGGCATCTAAGCCAGCAACGGCAGCAGGTTCTGCAGCGGCCAACAGTTTCGGTCGCCAAGAGTTTGAAGCACTGTCCAACAGCATCCAACCCGGCATGTTCGGTGACGATCTGGCGAACGGCGCAGCAGCCCTCGGACAGACTGAGGCTCTTGCCAAGTTCTACATCTCTCATGGTGTGCCTAAGAAGCAGGCCGTGGAAGCTGCAATCGAAGACTACGACAACAGCCACACGACCATCAACGGCGTGTCTGTCAACACCCGTAACATCCACCTTCCATCTCACTTCGAGGAAAGCTCTGTGATGGCTCTCGACGAGTTCGCAGAGTTACATGGAGAGGATGCTGATGATCTGACGCTTATCCCTACACATGATGGTTCCAACAACTGGGCCATTGCCTACAAGGGTAACGTGGCGATGCCTGTCCAGATCATGGGTGCCGACAACATCATCCATACGTCTGAGATCGAGCGTACCTATCAGCGTGCCCAAGAGATTGCCGCGCAGCTTGCCTTAGAGGCAGCCCAAGAGGTGATCAAGAACCGTGGTGAAGAGAAAGCTGTGGTCGAGCAGACTGTAGCTGGCTTCCAAGAGTGGCAGCAAATGTCACGTAGCGAACGCCGCGAGGCTGGCCTTCCTACCTCCATAATGGGTGCCCAACGGCACTTCTCAGTCAACCGCGCACTCGATGAGCGTGAGACAGAGATCATGGTTGAAGAGAAGACGGAGCTTCGGGACCAGATGCAGTCACCAGAAGCCGACGCACTATTCGAACAGATGGGTCTCGCAAACCCGCTCAACAACTAAGGGTGTCCCTACGGGGGCATCCCACCCCCATTCAAATCTAGGACATTCACATGGAAACCGTGACAACCTCCCCTAATGCAATCTTGGGCCTCATCCGTTCAGCGGAAACCTCAAAGGGTTATGACGATTATTCGACATACTCAAAAATCTCACCACCTAAGCCGATGACACAGATGACTGTGCGGGAAGTGCAGGAATGGCAGCGCCAGAGTATTGGTGCAGGCTCCGACAGCGTGGCTGCAGGCGGCTACCAAATGGTCAGCAGAACTTTCAACAGTGTCGTCGAAGAGCTTGGCCTCACAGGTGACGAAGTATTCAATCCAGAACTCCAAGACAAAATGGGTACACACCTCTTGGCTCGGCGGGGATACAACGACTGGGTTTCCGGTAACATCACCGATCAGCAGTTCCAACAGAACCTAAGCCAAGAGTGGGCAGCCTTGCCAGCATCAGTGCGGGATGAGCGCGGACGCGCGGCGCAGGGTCAGAGCTTCTATGCAGGCGATGGCCTAAACGCCTCAACAGTGTCCGCATCGAACGTCCTCGAAGCCCTGAACGCCTCTCGCAACGGTGGGACTTACGAGTTCACGCCAAGCGCGGGCGGCGGGGCAGGGGGCGCTAGTGCCGCACCTTCACAATTCGACCTCGCGCTGAGCGATCTCACCCCTATGGAGAACTTCTCGGAGCAAGCCCAAGAGAACGTGGCCAACACGCCTATCGCTTCATTCCGCTCACAAGGAGACGACCGTGCTATCGCTGAGGCTGCTGAGGCTGCAACACCTTCATGGTGGGATGGCGCGAAGATGGCAGCCAACGAAGAGTGGATTGGCCTGAACGTCGCCCGTCAGATGGGCCGCGAAGAGTTCACACCCAACAGTAGCTTCCGTCTGACAAAAGATAACTGGGGGGAAGCGACTGATGGTCTCGATCCAATCTACCATAGAGGTCTAGAGTACGCGACATCAGAGGCACACCTTCAGGCGTTATCCCAGCAGTTACACAGCGAGCAACAGATTGACCAAGACCTCGCTGGCTTAGGTTGGGGTGGTACAGGTCTCCGTCTGGGTGCCGCTATCCTCGACCCTGTCGCACTTCTCGCTTCGGCAGCAACTGAGGGTGTGGCTGCTCCGTTCATCTACGGTGCAAAGGTTGGTCGCATGGGTCGCGCTCTTCGTGCTGGTACGGCTGCTGGTGCAGTCAACGCTGGTATCGACGGGTATCTCGCATCTCAGGACCAAACCATGGGCTGGGAAGACATCGCGATCTCGGCTGCTGCAGGCTTCGTTCTCGGCGGCACCATTGGTGGCCTTCGGGGCAAGACCCCAGAGGACAAGGCAATCGCTGCAGCCCTTCAACGGGACTTCGTAGATGGCTCCCCTGTGCCTCGCTTCGTAGGCGGAACTGCAGATGGTTCTGTAGGTGCCGCTAGGGTGCCCCAAGAAGTGCAACTCTCGGCTGCCGAACAGGTTGCTGTAGATAGCGCAGGCGCTCCAACCGCCGCTCTGGCTGGTGCCCGCATCGACCGCTCTGCTATCCTCAAGAGTTCCGAGAGTGACATCATGCGTCGTCTTGGTGGTGGTCTGGTCGAGGATGGTGTTGGTAACGCTGATCGTTCGGCAAACCGTTTCTCTGTCTCCGAGAAGGTTGCCCGTGAAGAGCGTGTCCGGTTGGGTCGCTTCTACCGTCAATACAATGCCTCATATCGGGATTGGTTGAAGGATGAAGGCAAGAGCTTATTCTGGCAGCATGGTGTGAATGAACGCTCTCAGTTCAACCGTCAGGTATCCCAAGCGGTTCGCCGTGAGATTGACGCTGTGTCTAACAAACACGTCTCTGCTGTAGCTGGTCAGATGAAGAAAGAGTTCGCTGATCTCTTGGAGTTCGGTAAACAGCAAGGCATTCGTGGCTTCGATGAAGTGAAGGCAAACCACAACTACATGGTTCGTCGCCATCGCATCGACCGTCTTGATGATCTGGTCGAAGAGTTCGGCTCAGGCAACATCAACCGCATGGTCGCAGAGAGCATCCAACGGGCCAACCGCAAATGGCGCAACAAGAACCCTGGCAGAGCCAACGCAGTGGATGAGATCGACTATGAAGATGCCCTCAAGATGGGTGAAGCATACGTCAAGAGTATCCGTTCTCGGCGCTTCGGGCAGTTCGATGTTAACCGCGCTCTCGCAGGCCAGGATATGGACACCTTGAAGATGATGCTCGACGACGCTGGTATGGCCTCTGAGGACATCACGCGCATCACCGATAAGATACGCTTCGACGGTGACAGCGGTGACCGAGGCCGCATTGGTTCAGCCAAGTGGCGTCTCGATCTTGATGAGACATTCTCCACAAAGATGGTCAACAAGAATGGCACACAGCGTGAAGTGGGTATTGAGGACTTCCTCGAAGACGATGCTGAGATGCTGATGGGCCAGTATGTCCGCTCAGTAACCGCAGCGGGTCATATGGAAGAGTTCATGAAAGACTTCCGCGTAAGGGATGCTGAGGGCAACATGCCAGTGCATGCTCCGTCCTTCGAAACAGTGAAGAGCTACATCGCCAAGGAAGCCCAAGAGAAGGGCATGTCTACGGCCAAGTTCAACAAGGAGATGAAGGTACTCGAAAACTCCTACAAGCTGGTCCATGGCATCCCAATCGAGGGTGCTTCTAACTTCCGTACCGCACAGCGGATGCTGAGAGATTACAACTTCTCACGCATTGGTGGTCAGCTTGGTGTCGCTCAGTTGGCTGAGGTGGGAAACATCATTGGTAACGGAGGCCTTCGTGTCCTCGTCCAGAACATGCCAGCCCTCAAGAAAATCTTCGCCAACGCCAAGACAGGCAAGCTCTCTGATGACTTCCTGAACGAAGCAGAGACGATCTGGGGCTTCGGTACAGACCTTGAGCGGATGAACATGTCTGCGATGTTTGATGAGAGCGGTGCTGTTGAGGCAGCCTCTGGCCTTCAGAAGACTGACCACGTCCTCCAACGGGCCAAACGGGTCACCGTAATCGGCTCCGGCATGGGACACGTCAACATGGTCCTGCAACGGATGAACTCCCGCGTGATCGTGCAACGGTTCATGGATGACGCGACAGGCCGTAGAGGCATCAACGTCAACCGCATGCGGGGCATGGGCATCACAGATGAGATGCAACCTCGCATCCAAGCGCAGTTGCGTAAGCATGTCGATCAGAGCGAGGGCATGCTGGGTAAGAAAGTCCAACGCATCAACATCGACAAGTGGGATGATCTGGATGCCAAGAACGCTTTCGTTAACGGCGTCGATAGGTGGGCTAAGAAGTCCGTCCAAGAGAACGACATCGGCAACATGCCTGACTTCATGAGCTATGAGCTTGGCAAGACTATTGGCCAGTTCCGCTCGTTCATGATGGCAGCCTACGTCAAGCAGACCCTCGCAGGCCTTCACAACCGCGATTGGGAAACCTTCTCGGCGTTCGCTACGTCTATGTTCTTCGGTGGCATCTTCTACGCGGCACAGCAGCAGGTAAACTCCATTGGTCGAGACGACCGTGAAGAGTTTCTCTCGCGTCGCCTGAATACTCAGTCCATCGCTGAGGCTGCATTCCAACGTGCGGCGTTCTCGTCTGTCCTTCCTTTGGCATTCGACACAGGACGTGAGGCCATCGGTCTCGAACCTATCTTCGACTTCCGTTCCTCTGGACTGCGTGGCGGGGGTGGTCCTGTAGGTGCCCTTATGGGGAACCCTTCAGCCGATCTGATCGACGGTGCATTCCGTGCAACAGGTGGCATCGCTGCCTCAATGCGGGGTGACTACCAGTTCTCTGAGAAGGACGCCCAAGCTGCGGCGAAGGTGTTCATGATGCAGAACATGTTCGGTGTTCGGAACGTGATCTCGGCAGTGACCGGGACGCTCCCAGAATACTCACAATAACCCACATACTAGACCTAAACGGCTGCTCCCTTGATTGGGGGCGGCCAGAAACGGAGGCCTTTAATGGCACAAACACAGAAGACTTATGTCAGTGATGGGACACAAACCATCTACACATTTGAATTTGACTACATCAGTAAGGACTTCGTGAAGGTTCTCGTTGACGCTGTTGAGGTCGGGTTCACATTCACGGGCACCTATCAGGTGACCCTCGACGAAGCACCTGCTGTTGACGCAGTGATCATCATCCAACGTGTCACAGATAAAGGGCGCATCGTTGACTTCGTCGATGGCTCTGTCCTCGTCGCAAAAGACCTCAACATCTCTGCGTTGCAGGCCATCCATATTGCAGCAGAAGCTGATGATAAAGCCTCTGGCTCCTTGGCTATCACAGACACCGGAGCATACAGCGCGGGCTTCCGCAGGGTTTCCCTTATGGGTCCACCTGTAGATGACCTTGACGCTGTCACTAAGGCATGGGCCGAAACGGCTCAGACAGCACAGCTTTCCCAAGCGATTACTGCTAAGGATGCTGCGGTTGCTGCTGGGGGTATTTCGGAGGCATCAGCTTCTGCTGCCCAAACAAGCGAGGCAAACGCAGCAGCATCAGCCGTAGAGGCGTCTGCAAGCGAGACAAACGCAGCAAACTCAGCAGGGGCGTCGGCGGCATCAGAAGGTGCGGCAGCAACAAGCGCGTCTAATGCATCCACGAGCGAAGCCAATGTGGCAGCAATTGAAACTGCTGTTGCTGATGCGGTGGCTCTGGCAAACGGGATGCCCCTCGGTACGGTCATGTACTTCTCAGCACCTACAGCACCTGATGGGTGGTTGGTTGCTGATGGCACCCCTGTCACAGCGTTGTATCCAGACCTACGTACCCTCCTTGTCAACGCTGGAAGCCCCTTTGGGAATGATGGCACAGACCCATTGCGTCCTAACCTCCTCGGTGAGTTCATCCGGGGCTGGGACAATGGCCGTGGTGTGGATGCTGGACGTGTCTTTGGTTCGTTCCAGCTTGATGAGTTCAAGTCGCACTCGCACGACTATAACCTGTCCCGCGCTTATGACAGCAGCAGTACCAACACTTCGAGCTACATTGGTAAGGGTCAGAACGAAAATAGGGTAGACGACCGGAGCGGCCAAATCCAAAACACAGGCGGTTCTGAAACCCGTCCACGTAACATTGCCTTGCTTCCCTGTATCCGTGCATTCGGTGCAGTCACCATTGAAGGCATGGCTGATCTAGCGGCACTGCTCACAGCTATTGCTTCACAAGCAGAGGCAGAAGCAGGGACCGATAACACCAAGTTGATGACGCCTTTGCGTACCAGTGAGGCTGTCATTGCGGGACGTGTCCCTGACTGTATTTTCACAGGGCCAAATTCGACAGGCAGTCCGGTGCTAGACACGACAGTCAGAAATGTTGGCGGGTTCGCATCTCTTGCTTCTAACACTGTGACGCTTGCGGCAGGCACTTATATCCTTGTTGTGGATACGCACTTGAGGCTTAATTCTGGCTTGGGGAGCAATGCTAACGCATCAGTTTCTATTAGATCAGGAGTAACCGATTTAATAGCAAGCGGTGCTAGGGCCGCACTCTTTTCGGCAACTGCACCTGTTCATCTTGAGACTATTACCACCTCCGCCGTATCCTCCGATTATCGCGTTAACCTTCAAAAGGATGACACTAGTTGGCACGTCGGAACAGGCCAACTTGGCTCCGGCCATTCTGGTGTTGACGTTAATATCACAACCTTTAAAGTGTGGAGGCTGTAATGGCTGTATGCAAAATAGACGCCGACGGTTTTGTCCTTCAACGCTGGCTCGACGTAAAGAACCTCAACGCGCTCACCGAGAAGTATGGGCTGTCTGGTCCTGAATACGTTGAGGGCAAGCCTAACCGGGGCGATGTATATGTGGACGGGGCATTCGTTAGGCCACCTCCTGCAATCCCGTCACCAGAGGAAGTACTAGCGGAGTGGCGTGAGAACGCCTCCTGTACCCGCGCACAGGGTAAGCTGGCTATTGGTCCCGAAGTTTGGGGCCAAGTAGTCGCCATGTTGGACGACCCTGAGACACCTTGGGGCCTCCGCGTGGCGGTCGATGACACCCCCGTCTGGAACCGTAACAACGAAGACATGGCCGCACTCATCTGGGCGATGGGCTTAACCGATGAAGAGGCAGATGATCTCTTCCGGTTGGCCGCAACGCTCTAAGACAAACTCAAAGGAAACCA